ACTTTTCGTGGATATTCTGCTGGAAGCCTTATAGATAAACCTTTATACGACGATTAATTTATCCTAATAATAAAAGAGATTAATTCTTTTTTATAGCCTCTTCTGGTATAACTTCATCATACAAGATACCTTCTTTTTCAAAAGTTATTTTATTTGGATCTAGCTTAGACAGATCTATTTTTTTAACCTTTGTTCCTCCATAAACATCTCCCTGGGAAGCCCAATCTCCACTTCTTAAAGCACTGGTGTCTTCGTCTGAGGTATATACAAACCTAGGAAAATTTTCTCTACCTTTAATTTCTTTATCTGTCACGGTGATGGTTTCTGCTGATACATTATTAAATTCGATGTTATTAAATTCTTTTAATTTAGAAATTTGATTATCACTTAAATTTACTTTTTCTTCATCCATTACATATCTAGATAAATCTATTTTAGGAAAATCTTCACCGCCAATATTTAATAAAGAAGTTCCCTTCAAAGAACCTGACTCAGCGTCTTTTATTAATTCGCCTGTATAGGGATTGTAAAGTCTAATATCAGTTCCAACGTCATAAGATTTACTAGGATTTATGACAACTTCCTTTTCGGATCCTTTACCTCTCATAATTAAAGAATCTGCTTTAATAGGAGCTTCTACAAGAACTAAATCATCTCTTGGTCCCATCGTGATAGGATCCATAAATGCGTCTGATATGGCGTAAAATGCAAAGGCACGAGCCTCTCTAGGTCTTAATGAAAAAGAAGTTGCTGCAGATGTATTTGACGATAAAAATTCAAGAGCATCTTCACTATTCATGAGTCTATATCCTACAAATTCATCTCCTAAATTATCTTTAAAATATTTTTGTAATAAGTCCCTATATGTTTCGTAATCGCTTCCATACCCAGTTATTGCTTTAGCAGCGCTAGAATCACCTAGGTCCCCAACTCCTCCGTGATATCGCTCTTCAAAATATTCATAAAAAGGCATATTAATTCCATAGTCTCCTCTAATCGTATCCATCATATTTTTAGCGGGGCCAAAACCTTGATAATCTTCTTCGTATAAATTTTCTAAATTATCAAATACTGTATCTAATTTTTCTTTCGAAAATACTTTTTTCTTTGCAGGATTTTCTGCTGTCATGATCATATCTTCTAATTTAAGAGCTGGTGTTGGTGTAAACCCAATATCATCGACAGAAACCTTTTCTTCTGGTGGAATGGGACTTGAGATAAGACTGGGTAATCCTTCAGATTCAGGAGTAATTAATATTTTTGAAAGAGCATCAGAAGGAAGAGTAATTCGTTTATTTAATTCTCTCATTCGTTCTTGTTCAATTTCTATTTCATCTAAATCAGGTGCAGAAAAAGTTCCTGAAGGAGTATCTCTTAAAGCACTTACCACGGGTGATGTAGCAAGTTTCATTAAATATTCAATGGCCTCAGGATCTGTTTCAGAGGCACTATACACACCGCCTGTTAAAAGAGGTAAAAGCCTTGATATGCCTTGCAAAACGGGGGGTACAACTTGTATTGCCATGCTTTATTAATACCACCGTGGGTGATTGAAGTCTATCCTAAAAATAAAAGAGATTGATTTTTCATCTTTGACTAGTGTAGAATGGGAAGTTTACACACTAAATTAAGGAGATTATTATGAACATTGAAGAAATGAAAAACGTCATCGTCTATTTAACAGACAAAGTAACAAAATTAGAACAAGAAAACATCGCACTATCCAATCAAAAACTATGTGAGTGCGTTGAAGAAGAGGATATCCCAGTATCCCCTAAAGAAAATATTATAAATTTATTTCCGAACGCGAAGGCGTAAACGAATACGGCGACGATTTCTTCTTTTCTTCGAGCCTATTTTACGACGGCCTTTGTGTTTTTTCTTTTTTAGAACGGAGCTCATCTCTATCCTGGTCCCATTGTTGGACTCTCGCTCGCCAATAATCTCTTTCTTTAGCGGTTAAATCTTCCCAGCGAGCTTGTTTAAATCCTTTCTTGTCTGACTTGTACCGCAGGTTCTTTGCTCTTTTATCATAAATTACATTTTCCACAGCGGTATCAATCATTCATTTCGATAAATTTTTTTTCGTGCTTTTTCCAAAGACGACGACCCTCTTCTAATGTTATTTCCCAATCAATAACATCAAACTCTTTATGAGAACCGTCGGTGTAATGAACGCGGACGCGGTTTATAACGTCACCAGAATCTGGATTTTTTTCTTGAAATCTAATAACGCCACTAACTATTTTTTTTAGCATCGGGAACGTGTCCCTGTGGGGACATGTTAGTGAAGTACGCAGCGCGCACATCCTTTATCGCATGCTGAAGATCTGCCTTTTCTTTTAATATCTTATATAACTCTTTAATATGCTCGGCGTGATCGTGTTCTGCACTTGTAATATAACTACAAGTATTAACTAATAAAACCTCTTTTGCCTCTAACTCTGATAAGTCTCCAATCATTTTATTCAAAACTGATACATATAATGCTCTTCTGACATTATCTCTGATCTGTTGATCTGACATCGTGGTCTTCTCCATTCTGTAAATTTGGTTGATTACTTTCTTGTTCGTGTTCTTTGTCTATTAAATAATGTAAATAAGAACCCATAGACATATACTTTTTCTGTGCCATGGGCTTTGCCTTATTGTACACATCAATTTTTATAGCTACAGATTTATACTTAGATATATCTGTCATTTCTTTCTCCTAAAATATTTATTATATTTCATATATTAATAGGTATATATGGGAAAACACCCAATAGTCAAGGACTATATATTTCTTTTATAAGTTAAATCCTCTAAACTAGCAGCTTGAACACAGACAAAATTCATAACAATCTCATCTTCTAGATCACTTAAATCTTCTCTAACTGTTTTATAATATGAATTACACTCTTCAAAAGTAGGATGATTAATTTCAGACGCAACACGTATACATTTTTGATTTTCTGATAGACCAATACATATCCAACCCACTAAAAAAAACTTTAACATCATTCTCTTTCCATAAATTTAAATTGAACACCTAACCTTATCTGCTCCTTGCTCCGGTGTCTATTAATTTGTGTCCCTATGCGACCAGTCTTCCTGTATGATTTAGTTTTCACGTCGATAAGTTTAATATCTCCTGTATCGGGATGAATAATCACTAAGTCGATAGAACCACTAGCAGAAACGTTTTTAAAGACCATATAACCCTTTTCAAGATACTCTATGGTAGCTTTATATTCATTAACATCTCCAACTATTGCTTTTCTATTTCTCCCCACGACGGTCCTATCTCCATGTCTACCTTTAATGGCACTTTAAGTTCAACAGTGTTTTCCATGACTTCTTTTATCTTTTTAGCTTGATCTGGTGATTCAATAGAACAATTTAGTTCATCATGCACTTGTATGTGAGATACAACGCCTTGTTCGTATAAATCAACCATGGCTTTTTTAGTCATGTCAGCACTTGATCCTTGTATTAATCTATTCAAAGCTTTATATGTCCATGCACGTTTTAAATCACGGCCATATTCTTTTTCTGCCTGCCACAATGGTAATGGTTTATGTATTCCAAATGCTCGCGGTTCCCATGTATCGAATCTACATTTACGACCTAGTAGCGTTCTTAAAAACCCTACGTTCTCTGCTTTACGAGTCGCTTGTTCCATGAGCTGTTTTACAAATGGAACATTAGCGTGAAACTGTGTAAACAAATCCTCTGTTTCATCTTTATCTAATCCTAATTCACTAGCAAGTTTACCTTTACCCATGCCATACATCATACCTAAATTAATTGTTTTAGCTGTTCTTCTATCTATTCCTGCCATGTCAGCGACTGCCTGGTGAAAGTCGGGATCCTCATGTTTATAAGACTCTATCACTTCATCCGCGCCTTTTAATCCACCACTAGTCAAAGCTGCAAAGTGAACTAATACACGAGGCTCTTGCTGTGAATAGTCAAAGCTGCCCCACTCACATTTTTCATTAGGAACAAAAATAGATCTGATCATTGGTCCGATATCTTTGTTTCTTGCAGGAATTTGCTGTAAGTTCGGACTACTATAACTAAATCGACCTGTGACCGTGCCTCCGGTCTCTCCTCGCATTTGATGTATGTCAGCATGTATTCGACCTTTATGCTCATGTGTTAATATTGTGTCAATAAAAGTTGTGCGAGCTTTATTAAATTCTCTGGCCTGCACTATCATTCTTGCTAATGGATGTTTGTGAGTTGTTAAAAAGTTCTTATCAAACTTAGGCTGTCCAGACTTAGGCGTTCTTTCATACCTAATTTTTAATTTATCAAACGCTTTAGCAACGCTAACAGCAGCCCAAACATCAACATCTATCCCTGTATCTTTTTTAATTTGATATAAAATATCTTTTTCTTTTTTATTTAAATCTACTTTAATGTGACTTGCTT